TTTTAACTAAGCTGCCACCGAAGTACATACCTATGATTGCTGATACAAGGTTTGTATCTAGTTGTGTTATTACCAAGCCTTGAAATGTTATCCATTCAAATACTTCTCTTCCGTCTGTAAAGAAAAGAAAACCCGGATGAAATAAAGTATATCCTACTGTTACATCAACATCAGGATAATATACTGCTACTAGTTTAGGTAGTATAACGATTGCAAAGATTGACGAGAGTGCAATGATACGTCTTGTCCATTGAAACCCTGCGTTATCTACATTCCGTGCAGCATCTACAGCTTTAAGTTGAAACTCGCCACGAGTAATCAACATCTTCTGCTCATCTTGTTTAGCCTTTAATCTCTGTGACCACAGACTTAACAAACTACTAATTAAAGTAGAGCCTAGCATAGTTATAATTTCAAAGGGGAACATATTATTTATCCAGTGTTAAAGTTGATTCAAGTAATTCATTTACAGAGTCTATAAGATATTCAGGTATATCTGTACCTAAAATATCATCTTCACTGTAAGCAATCATATAAGATTCTAAAAGGTCTTCGTATAAAGGTCTAAAGTCTTCACGTTGAACCCAAGCTTCGTTACATTTTGTACGAGCTTTACAGTCTATTCGATATGCAACATCTAATTGCTTTTCTGTATAAAGTAACATTATTGATCAAGGACAACCTGCTGTAGCTCAATGCTACGTCTACCTACTTGATTAAACCATCGACTGTTTTGCATTTCTGCAGCCATTCTATCCCAGTTATGTTCTCTACAAGCCTGTAACATATTTCTAAACTTTGAAAGTCTTGAACCACCTAAATTAAAACACATATTAACTAACACGTGCTGTATTTTTTCAGGTAATTTATAAAAATCTTCTTGACTACCAAACACATGTATAGCTTCTTTGTAATGTTTATCAAAATCATCTTCGTAATACATATCAACTACTTTTTGTGATACAGATGTACCAACTTCCCAAGAATATTCAGGGTCATTAGGTTGACATAAATGACCAACTCCTAGAGTTTTATAGCCTAAACTATCCATATAAATTTCTAAGACTTCGCCTTCGTGTCTTTTAATTTCTGCTTTGCATTGTTCGATGTTCATCGTTCTTCCTCATCTTCTAGTATAACACCTGCTTGTTCATCGTATGGAACACCAGTCATTCTATCTTTTCTTTCATCAGGTTCGTCAATAACATTAGGTACGTTTGTGACTATACCACCTTTTGCATAACTACCTACTTTTTTAGCTTGGGCACTTGTTAATGTTTCAGGATCACTACCCCTAGCAATTCTTCTAATTTCTTTTTTAGTCCCTTCACCAAATAAAATATCATAAGCTCCATAGCCGGGTAAGTTAGTTGCTCCTACTTCAGCTAATCCTTTCCTATAAAGAATTGCATCAATAGCATCTTGAGGTAAAGGACCAGCAAAAGCTTTAGCTGTAGCTGTAAAACCTCCAACGTTTCTATCGTATTCATTGTTCCATCTTGATGCATAATCAAACGGACCAAACCCACCCCATCTTCTAATACCTTCAGCTAACAACTCACCCTCACTTTTATAACCACCGGTTTCATAGTCTTTTAAATTAGCACCATTACTTCTAATTGTATTACCTAAGTGAGCTACGGATGTCATTAACAAAACAGTTGGTAGTACTTTTGGCATAACCTGTAGTGGACTATTAACTGATTCATTAAAGAATTTTTTAAGAATAGTATTGTTAAACACTGTAGGATACCCAGCAAACTGAATTAAAATTTGAGCAGCAGGATGAGAAAACCATAAAGGTCTATTAGCCTGTGCTGAACTTGGATTTAAAATAATTTCTCTAGTAAATCTTGCAGCCCCTTTAACTAACTTGTCATTGTAAAAATCATTCTTTCTTGCTACACTTAAATCATACTGTCCGTCTTTTAAAGAATTTTTATAAAAAGCAATAGCTTCATCAGCTTCTATATTTAAATCATTTAATTGTTGAGTTAAATATTCTTTATTTCCTTTAGTTAACTTACGACCTAAGTCTGTTTTACCTGTAGCTAATTGTCTTGCATTTTTAACAATTAATCTTTTACCGGTTGTAAACGAAGCTAACTGTACAGCTCTTGTCCACTGTGTTAATAAATTAGCTTTAAAGAAAATATTTTGAGTTCGTTTAGCCCACGTATTTTCTACACCTTCTCCAGCTAATCCTTCTATTCTATCTAATACAGATTGTTCTAATGCTAAACCAGCTTGATACATTTCTCCCCAGACATCATCATCAACAGTATCAAAAATACTTGCTCCACTTTGAAAGTCTTTTATACTTGGAGTTTCTCCTAAACTTTTTATTAGGGCAGGTTTTTGACCTGCTGCAACTGTAATACCTCTACCTGATCTATTAACTGTATTGTTAGTTTCTTCAATAATACCTTTTGCAATATCTTTTAAAACTTTTGGAGCATCATCTAAACCTGCTCGTTGTAAAAGTAATAGTGGTTCAGTTACACTAGACAATGTAGCTATGGGTAAGTGAGCCATTTGCTGTATAACTTTACCCCAATCAGCACTATTACGTAAAATTGGATTTGTTCTTAAAGAACTTTTAGTATACGTTTCTCTACCAGTTACAATGTCATGAGTTTTTTTAATTTGTTTATCAATTTTAGTAAGTAAAACTTCGTCTGTTAAACCAGCAGCTTGTAGTTCTTTACGTATAGGGTCTTGAAAGTTTTTAAAAAACTCTTCAGAGTTTCTACCAAAAAATTTTGCTCTAGCAATAGATCGACTAACATTAGTAAAGTAATCTTCTAAAGTATTTTGAACATCACCTTCTAAAAATTCACTTAAGTCTACGTCAGAAATATTTCTAAAACGTCTTTCTTGTAAAAAACCACTACTACTATTTTTTCTAGCTGATCTTAATTCAAAAGGAAGCCAACGATATTCTAACATATCATCTACAATTTGTTTAGCTTTTAATTTTTTAGCTTCTTCTAAATTACCACCAGCTTCTTGTAAAAAATCTCTATCATAAATTTTTTGATCAGTTCCTTTCGCATCTTCTAAAATACCTCTACGAACTAAATCAGTTTCTTGATCTACAAATTTAAAAACGTCAGGATTATTTAAAGGATCAGCATGACCTGCATCAATAATAAGTTTTTCTAGTTTCCCTCTTTTCTTTTGAACTTGATCATATAAAAAATGTCTAGGAAAATATCCGGGTTTTAGAGCTACACCTGCTCCAAACAAACCAGCTTCAGCAGCTTGTTTAAAAGCTGTATCTAAAGTTTGACGAACTCCAATGTATGCTCTAATAGTTTCTTCAGAATACTGAGCACCTTTTGAAACGACATTTGATGGGGTAATAGTCGGGTCTTGTAACAACCTTAATAAATCTGCGTTGGCTTTAGGTCCTAATCTATTCAGTCCATTCTCAGCACCGTATAAAAGATTTAAACTTTTTTGTAATCCATATTGAAGTTTAGAATTTAAATTACCTTCAAACTCTCCATAAGTTTCTCCTTTAGCTCCTTTTCGTCCAGTGCTTGTTAAAGTTGTATCGTAATCATATCTTAAATTTTCTAAAAACTTTTTAAGTGTTGGTGATTTATTTACATATCCTAAGAACCATGTTGTAGGTTTACCTGTCGTGTTAGCAAAAATTTTATAAAGCATATCTTGAGAGCTGTTTGCTAAACTTCTTTCTGTTTCTGATTGATCTACAACTTCGTCTCTAACAGTTTTACCTGTACCTTGTTTATCTATAAGTTCTTCATTAGAACTTTTAAACTCTTTTTTATCAAAGCGTTTACCATAAAGACCAGTAATACCACCAATACCACCACCAATTAGACCACCAAAACCAGCACCCATAAGACCTACTTTACCTACTAAAGATAAATCAATACTATCTCGTGCTCCTAAGTTTACATCTATATCTTGTAAATAATATTCATGTGGTCCAGAAAAAGCAGCTCCTTCAGCAGCACCTAGAAGTGCTCCACGTTTTGCTAGTTGAGAAGTTGTATATTTTTTTACACCTACTTCAGCAGCTTTGCCTAATGCAGCTCTACCTGCAAGACTACCACCTAATGTTGGAATAGCAAACAAAGCAGCTAGGTAGTTAAAAGGGTCTCCAAGAATATCTCCTCCAACATCTTTAACTAAATTAAATCTTTCTTTAAAACCTTCTAGGTGAGCATTGTTAAAGCTACTTCTTAAATATAAATAATCTTGTTTTTCTTGATCATTCCAATCACCAACTTCAAAAGACCTAGTTATAGCTGAACTTAAACTAAAATCTGCATCTCTTAAATACTCAAATATGTTTTCGTTTCTACCAATACCATTTAAAAAACGTTTAGAACGAAAAGAAAACTCAGGGTTTCTTTCTAGTTCACTTAAACTGTATGCTGCAGGTAAAGGACTGTTCGGAGTTCTAGAATCTTGATAGTAATCTGACTTAATATCTTTTGTATAGTTATAAGATACATCCTCAACAGGAGGAGTTTCAGGACTAAATAAGGGACTAGGATCAGGCTCTTTATTTATATCATCTATAAATTTATAGAAATCAATTGCCATAATTTTTAATTAAAAATATCAGTTACTCGACTTAACAAACTATCATTGTTTTGGTTTTCATATTTTTCAGGATATGTTTCTTTATCTAATTCTAGTAAAGCATTTGCAACAGCTTCCATTCTAGGTCGAATACCCGGCTTACCTCGTTGTCTAGCGTATCTATATTCATCATTATCTAAATATTCTGCTGCTGCTTTAGCATATTCTTTACTGTTTATAAATTTAACAGCAGTAGGACTACCAGTTATTGAACCTCTAAAGTATTCAGTAAATATTGCTTTTTGTTGGTCTTCACTAAATGTTACAAAATCAGGAATTAAATTTTTAACTTGATCTAACCTACTCATTACATCTTCATGTAGCAACTCTTCAGCTCGTGCTTTTGTTATAACCATATCTTTTTTTACATCTTCACCATAATGTCCATAACCTATTGTAAATTGTTTTTCTGTTGGAACAGGTTTATAAGCTTTTAATTCTAAACCTTCTTTACTTCTAAGTTCTTTTTTAATTTCTACTACAAAAGGATTTTTTTCTTCATCTTTTTTAATCTTAGTTTCTACTTTTATATTTCCTGCTTTTTCTTTTACATTTTCTATTTCTTCATCTGCTTTTTCACGACCAAAGTCTTGTATTTCTGCTGTAACTAATTTTAATTGCTGTTCTTTTTCTGCAATCATATTTAATCTTTCTTGATATTCAGAATCTCCCATGATTTCTCGTTGTCTAGGTAGTAAAGCTTTCCTAGCTTGAATATCATTTTCAAGTCCTCTACGTTGATCATCTAATCCTATCGTAAAGAATGTCTCCATACCTCTAGGTTTTTCTAGTAGTTGTTCATTACTTAATTCAAGTCTTCTAATTTGACCTTTCATGTTTTGAATGTCTGCTGGAGAAGCTTCTCTAGTTTCACTTAAACCAGTGACAGGATTTCTTGAAGTAACAGTTTCATTTCTAATATCTTCTTTTGTAGCTTGAATTCTAGAACTATTCATTTTATAAATTTCTACTTGTTTTGCACTTAAGAATCTTGTATCTTCAATAAGTTTAATTTCTTGTTCTAGATTTTCTTGTTCTGTCATTGTTTGAAGATATTCATCGAATGGAAGATTTAAAGGATTTGGTGTTTCAGCATTAAACTTTTCAGCCATAGCTCTCCCTTCTGGAGTATTAGGCTTCATTTGTTTTATAAATGCATAATGTGAATCAAGCTTTCTTTCTTGTGAAAGTTTACTATATTCTTTTGTTGGACTACCACTACGTTCAAACATAGGTGTTAGCTCTGGGTCTAAAACTTCAGCAGCTTGTTTAGGATTGTAACCATACTTAGTTTTTACATCTCGTTTAAATTCATCTTCGTCTTTAAAAGATGTTGTAATTTGTGCTAAAGGTGTAGGTGCTCCTACATATTCATAACCAAAAAATCTTTTACCAGCACCAGCTTTTAATGTTAAAAATGCTGCAACTTTATGTCTAAACTTATCGTCTTGTAAAGATGCAATAAATTCTTTTTGTTCTAAGATTGGTATAGTAAATTTTTCTATAGCATATCTTGGATCATTTTTTAGTCTAAGAGATAATGCAGTGGCTCGTTTTGCAAAGTTAATACCAGCAACACTATTAGCTGTAGTTAAATCGTCTGCAAGATCATCCATCATATTTTCAGGAATATAGTTTTGTAAGCCAAACTTTTTAAAAGCTATTTCTCTACGTACTTCTCTTTGTAATTCAGGTACAATTTCTGTAAGCATAGAACTTCTTAAGTTTTCATGTTTAGGATTGTTTGCTTCGTTTAAATATCTAACAGGACTTAATCGAGATTGTCTGACAGCAGCATCAAATGATTTACCTACTAACTCTTCTAAAGTCATAAGAGGTAAAATATCATCTAAGTCTCTTCTATCATTTAACATGTCTTCTGTTAAATTTTTAAATAGGTTAGGTCTTCCAGTTTCATCAGCATCTTTTTGACCAATACCTTTAAATAAATTTACAACACCACTTAACAATCCTTGATTTTTATATTGTTGTTCTAGTTCTGCAAATTTTTGTCTTCTATATGACTCTAATTTTTTATTTGTAATACCTAAACTTTTCCCTAAAATTTCATTAGGGTCTTCTAGTTGACCAGAATATATATCTTTATTTAATGCATCAACAAACTTAACATGATTGTCTCCGTCAATTAAATTTGCAAAAGCTTGTTTAGCCATAACCTCTTGTAAGAGTGCATATCTTGCAGGATCATCTTGAGCTAAGTTTTTATTTCCTGAAAACTGTAATCTTTGATCTAAGAGGGGGCTTAATTTATCACGAAAGCCTTCGTTGTTTAAAGGGTTAGAAAAAAATCTATCTACATTTTGTTCTACTGTATAAGCCTTACCAGTAGCAGGGTCTATTTGTTTAGTAAAATCAATAAGAGACTTAGCACCTTCAGGTTGAAAATTTAAAATAGAAGATATGTTTTGAATTTGTTTCGCTTCAGAATCAACATTTAATAAATCTAATGTTTGTAGTTGTTGTAACTCAGCCTGTCTTCTTTTAAAAGAATTTTTAAATAGACTTTGCCCAGCTAATAAAACAGCTAACCCTTGTTGAACACGTCTGTCTTTCCTATCTCTTTTAGCTTGTTTTGCTCTAACATCTGCTTG